CGCAACCGGTTCAATCGGCGGCAGAAAATCAAGGCGCATTGTCAAACTCGGCGGCACTTTTTCAACCTGCACAACCGGCGGCACCTGCACCAATGCCGACACCTACACCTGCCGAAACACCTAATCTTGACACGTCGACATTTACGGCGCAAATGCAAGCATTAGGCACGGCGGCAGAGCAACCTGCACAAACTTTACCGCAAATCGGTCAAGGCGCGGATCAAGTCAATCAGTCACTTACAAATTTTTCAACGGCAATTCAACCTGCCCAAGAATCAATAGCGCAATTTCCACAAGCAATTCAACCTGCGCAAGAGGCATTAACTCAATTACCTGCGGCGATTGAACCTGCGACAACGGCGTTGCAAAATGTAGCTACAACAATCGAGCCGGTAAACGCAGGATTAACGGCATTGACAGCGGCAGTTACGGCGGAAATGTCAGCAATAACGGCATTGACGTCAGCAATTACCGCACATACAGCGGCGTTGACAGCAAACACGGCGCAGGTTACGGCGTCAAGCGCGGCACTACAAGCCTTCATTGCGGCGTTGCAAGCTACACTCGGAGCATTGCAAGCGTTCACGGCGGCATTGCAAGCTACAATCAGCGGCTTAACGGCATTGGCGTCGTCAAGTTCAAGTGCGGCGTCAAGCGTAGCGTCATTAGGTTCAGCGGCAAGCAGTGCGGCAAGCGCAATGTCAAGCGCGGCGTCAAGTATAGCGTCAGCGGCAAGCAGTGCGGCAAGTGCGGCGGCAAGTGCAAGCGCGGCGGCGGCGTCTGCAGGAGCGAGTAAACCTGCGGCGAACTACAGAGGCGGCATTTACAACAAGGGCGCATTTCTTACGTGGTTTGCAGAGCGATCACCGGAGGCGGCAATTCCTCTTGATAAATCTGCACGCGCAATAAATTTGTGGACGCAAGCAGGTCAAATGCTAGGCGTGTTGCCGACAGAATCACCCGTCAACGTAACGGCGGAGAAAATACCGCGTGACAATACGCAACGCGCGATATTAGCCTTTCAATCAGCGAAAGAGAAAAAAGCACGGAAAATTTATAATTCCGTAGTAAATCAATCGGCGACGGAAAATTACAATACGTCGGCAGTACAAAATACGGCGTTGAGTAATGTCACGTCGACGGTTGAACGAATCAGCAATGTACAAAGGCGGGTTCAAAACTTACAGGCGGCGCAGTTCGACGAGCTAGGTAACATAATCGGCTTGAACGGCGCGGCAGGTAACGTAATAACGCAATATGACAGCGAACAAGTCAAGCACGTAAAGCAGGAACGGCAGCTGAAAGAATTTGCCGAAAAGCAGGACGGCACGTCTAGCCTTGCACGATATTTGGATAAATTTAAAAACGTAATTAAGCGGGTACGTGAAACATTTTCACCTGCCGAATCGCAACCCGCTGAAAAAATTCCCACGCCGACGATTTTATTTGAAAGTCAGCGGTGGCGGTCTGAATCACCAACGCGGGAACGTACGCTTGACCGAGTTGCCAACAGTCGAAGTTATCAAGCTATCGTAAATGCACAGCGTCAATCGGTAGTAAATTCGCAACAAAATATGACGCGGCAGAATACGCGAACTTCGATTTTGAACGCGCCTGCCGAATTGCAAACTACCCTGCCTACAGACAGATACAAAAATCTGAATATCGGCGGTTTTAATCTGCGTGATATCCCGTTTGTAGGTGAAATTTTCGGCAAGGCGAATGACGCATTACGCGGAATTTTCGGCAAGCAACCTGTTGACATATTCAGCGGCATTGGCAGAAATGTCGATTATGAGATTATGCATCCGCGCGGCACATTTCCTACACTTCCGGCGGAAACACAATCGCAGGGCAATTTACCTACAGATATTTTTAAAAATATCGGCGGCGTGAATTTAGACAATGTACCGATAATCGGCGGCTTGATTGGCAAGGCGAACGACGCATTGCGCGAGATTTTCGGCAAGCAACCCGTTGACGTTATCGGCGACATTACAGGCGGCGCGAAGGCTCAGGCAAGTTATGACATAATGCATCCTACAGGCACTTTCCCGACGTTGCAGAGTAATTCGGCGCCAATGCTTGATAGGATACAAAATCTGCAATCAAGCGTGACGGAAAATCGGCTTGAAGATGTGCGAACGTACGAAGGCGGCACGTCCAATGATTATTCAGCGGCGGCATTTCAGCCGACGTTTAATATAACGGTTAATCTTAGCGGTAACGGCGAGCAGGTCGACACGAAGAAAATCGGCGAGCAGATCGCCTATTCAGCGCGTGAAAGTTTTGAAAAGGAATTTAATAATTTTATGCGTGAAAAATCTAGGAGGGGTTTTGCGTGACGTATACGACACAGAGCGGCGATACGTGGGACGTGATAGCGCATAAGACTTTAGGCGACAGCCGCTACACCGAAGATTTAATCAATGCCAACAGGCAATATATCACGACATTTATTTTTTCGGCGGGCGTGAAATTGGAAATACCCGCGATTAGTAAAACTAAAACAAAAACGCTCCCGCCGTGGAAGCGTTAATTTTTTTGGAGGTATGAAAAATGTTAGGTTCAATCAAATTTGAAAATATCACCGATTTAACAAAATTGCCGCAAAAAGTAGCGACGGCACTTTCAGCGCTTGAAAATCCCGAGCTTGTAGGTGCAGGATACAAAGGTTTAATGTACGTCGGCAAGCAGGTAGTGCAAGGCGTCAATTATTGGTTTATCGCCGAGCAAACGCTAATCACGAAGGAGCCGGAAAAGCATATTGTCAAAATTGCAGTGAATGACTTCAAAGGCAAAATGAAAATTGCGGCAGGTTCAATCGAACGAATTTTTTAAGCGAAATTGAAAAGTAGGTGACGGGTTTAATGAGTGCAAGGAATGTGCGGGCGTATATTTACGTCAACGGCAAAAATATCACGGACGAAATAAGCGGTTACGTTAAATCCGTTACCTATACCGACGTTTTGGACGGCGAGGCAGATACAGCCGAAATTGAACTTCACGACGTCAATCATATTTGGCGTGAAGATTGGTTCCCGCAACGCGGTGACACGGCGGCGATTGAACTGGTGCGTTTTGATTGGAATGGCGAAGGCGAAATAGACACGCTAAATTTGGGGCAGTTTGAAATTGACGAGTGTGAAAATACTTACAGTTACGGAGGCGGCAATGAATGCAAAGTCAAGCTTAATTCCATACCGAATAACACGGGACTTCGGAGCATTAATGAAAGTCGAAGTTGGGAAAAAGTCAAGCTGTCTAAAATCGCAGGTGACATTGCGGCAGAGGCGGGATTAACTTTGTTTTACGATACAAAGGAAGATCCCGAAATAGCACGCGCCGAGCAATCGGAAAAATCCAATTTGGCATTTCTGCAGAAATTATGCAAAGACAACGGCTTAGCTTTAAAAGCGTCGGATCGTAAATTGATTATCTTCGACGAGGAAAAATACGAAGGGCAATCGCCGATTGTCACTTTGCATTACGGCACGGACGCTATTAAATCTTTCCGAGCTACAGCTACGATATCCAAAATTTATAAATCCTGCAAAGTCGAATACAAGCACGGCAAGAAGTCAGAGGAAATTTCCGCCGAATATACCGACGCGTCGAAGAAAGACGGGATGACGCTTAAAGTCAATCAAAAAGTGGAAACGCAGGCGGAGGCTGAAAAGCTTGCTAAGAAAAAACTGCGCGAAAAAAATAAAGAGGAAATTAAAATATCATTGACGCTTGTCGGCAACTTTGTATATCTCAGCGGCAACGTCATAGAGCTTGCAGGTCACGGCTTTTATGACGGCTCATATATTATTGAAAAAGCTAATCACAAAGTAGGCAACGGCTATGAAGTGTCAGTGGACTTGCGAAAATGTTTATCCGGCTATTAAGGAGAATCACCAATGATTGACATTGACAAAATCTATAATGAAGATTGTTTGGAAGGCTTAACGCGACTTGAAGATAATTCGGTAGACTTAATTTGTACCGACCCGCCATATTGCGTCGGCACAACGTCAAACGGCATACGCGGCAATTTTTTGGACAATAATTTAATCGCACCGTTTTTTAAAATTTTGTTTGCAGAGTGTCAACGTGTTTTAAAGGCGGGGGGAGGTATTTACGTGAATACCGATTGGCGGACGTACCCTTTTTTATACCCTTTGCTTAATCAGAATTTTGTTCAACGCAACTTGATAGTTTGGAAAAAAGGCGATTATATTAATGCCGGTAATTGGTACAGATTTTGTCACGAATTTATAATGTTCGGCACGAACGGCGACGCCAAAAGAAATTTTAGCCCCTGCGAAAGGGATTTGTGGGATATCACTTTGAATGAGGCTTGCCAAAAAAAACGTTATCATCAATCGCAAAAACCGTTTGAACTCATTGAAAGGATGATAAAAAATTCAAGCCGTGAAGGCGACGTGGTTTTGGATTGTTTTATGGGTAGCGGGACAACGGCGGAGGCGTGCATAAAAACTAATCGGCATTTTATAGGTTTTGAGATTGACGAAAAATATTACAACATAGCGAATGACAGAATTGCGAAGGCGCAGAGTGAAAAGGCTCAGGCGCTTTTTTAATTGGCGGTGATTGGTATGGAAGGCGATGCACGCGACATTGTGAAAGAAGGCATTGTCAGTGAAGTTTATCCGGCGCGACATTCGGCGCGGGTAACTTTTGAAGATAAAGACAACGTAGTTAGCGCCGAGTTGCCGATTATGACATTATGGGCGCTTGAAAATAAGGCGTATGCACTGCCGGACGTCGGCGAAACGGTAATATGTCTTTTTGCGACGAACGCCGATACAACGGGCGAAGGTTGGATAATCGGCAGTAGGTTTCACGACAAAAGCACGCCGAATGCCAATGCGCAGGACGTTACGCGAATAGACTTCAAAGACGGCACGGCGGTAGAGTATAACCGTAAAAATCACGCGCTGAAAGTGGAGTGCAAGGGTACGCTTGAAATAAAATGTGACAAAGAAATATCAATCGTCAGTGAAGAAAATATGACGCTGAAAGGCAAGAATATCTTTATCAATGAAGGGTAGGTGACGGAAATGCCGGCGGCAACACGAGTAGATGACGGGACGACGGGAACTTGTGATTTAGGCATACCGGACTGCTGTCCACACGGACGAACGGGAACTAACACGGAGGGAAGCCCGAATGTTTTTATAAATGGAAAACCCGCGCACCGAGTAGGTGACACGGGTTCAATCGCTTGTCCGCACGGCGGCAGTTTTGTTTCAACCAGCGGCTCAGGTACGGTATTCATTAACGGCAAGCCTGCGACGCGCATTGAAGATAGTACGGCTTGCGTCGGTTGCGGAATGGCGGGACATCATATAAACGGTTCGCCGAATGTTTTCATAGGCGGGTGATAGTATGGTAATTGGAGCCTTCGGCGAATTAGTCTTTGAAGTATCAGCGCGGCGCGTAGTGACTTTTGATAGTTACAAGCGTACGACGAAGGCTAAATACGCTACGCACGAAATAATTGGACGTCCGCCAGTTTTGGAGTTCACGGGGCGGGAACTTGAGGAAATTACCTTGACAATTACGCTGATATCGTGTTTAGGCGTCACGCCGGAAGAAGAGGCGTTGAAGTTGCGTGAAATGTGTCAACGCGGCGAGCCTAACTTCTTGATTATCGGCAATACGGTATACGGCGAAAACGAATTTGTGATCACCGACGTGCAAGAATCGGTGTTGCATTGGACGGGCGGCGGCAACGTCTTGACGAACAAATTGGATGTCACCTTCCGCGAATACGTACCAACAGGCGATTAGTCTTTAATATCAAAGACTATTTGGAAATTTAAGATATCGGCGAATGCTTGTAACTCGTCAAGTGTTATAGCGCCGTTAAGCATTTTACGCGAAAAACTTTGCTGATTGTAATTTGTACCGCAATGCTCATTAAACTTTTGACCGAGTTTGGTAATGTTGTAGCCGCGAAAGGCGGCAATGCGCTTTATCTTTTCGGTTAGCGTCATTCCTTCGGAATTTAATTCCATAATGTCCAACTCCTTTCAAGTCGAATGCTACCACAAAAAAAATATAATGTCAAAACTTTTTTTGTAGATTTTTTTAAAAGGGGGGTTGACATTATACAAAAAATGTAGTAATATTACGCACGTAAGGTAGTTAAACAAAGATTTAAATTCTAAGGAGGAAACAGAAATGAAAGAGGTTAAGGTACCGGCAAGCACGACTACCGCAACTGTAAAGTTTGAAGTCGGCAAAGTTTATCATTACAGTTATTATCCGAATATCGAGGTTGTAAAAATCGTTAATCGCACGGCTAAAATGGTTGGCGTCGAGAAACTTTCAATTAAAGGCGACGAAACAACGTACCGTTTTAAAATTAAGCAGAATAACGACGGCAGTGAATATATCGATATCAAGCGCGGACATACTACGATTGGCATTAGCGCAAAAGACGAATATACCGCAGAAATGGCGGCGCATATGATTGAAAAATATTCGCACAGAAACACCGTTTACTTGCCTAGTGTAATGAACATAAATTCAATGTTGTTTGGAAACAAAACCGTCACGGCTGATGAGAATATCGCCGAAGTTGAAAACAATATCGAAGAAAACGCGGTTGAAGAAACGGCGGAAGTTGAAAACGTCACGACGAACGAAGATAACACGCCGATTGCCCTCATTATCAA